TGCTCTTCCGATCTGGGGTGGTCGAACCACGCAAAGTGTTTTTTGATTTGAGGGGTGTCATAGCTAATGCCATTGTGTGCAACAATGAGATCAGCTTCCGCAAGGATGCAAACCCCAGTAGAAACAGTACTGTCACTACCTCCTCGATCATTGTACTCGCATACCTGACCGGTGTCAAGATCTTGCGTAACAATGCAATGAATCGTCGTTGAGTCAAATCCGTCCGTTTCGATATCATATGCAAGCCTCACTTTGCTTTCCAATCATACGTCTTGTCCACAAACTTAGCTTTCTCCACGGACTCTGGACTAGGAGGGCTGGGACGATTAACATATTCATACCAAGGGTGTAGATAATTAGAAGTCGCCTGTTGGGTCGAATTCTTCTTCGGGTTCGGTCTCATTAAATTTACAAGTGGAAAGGTCATAGGTAAGGTTACAGGCTACGCCAAGCTCCCCAGAATGGCGATTCTTGAGGACTCTAACAGTTGTATCAGAGTCTGTGCCTCCACTCTGCTGATCGCGTTCAAGGGCAATAACTCCATCAGATAGCTGTGCAATTGCTGCACTTCCTCTAAGCTGTCCAAGTGTAACTCGTGCGCCTTCTTCATGGTTCTGATCAGATGATGTACGTCGGAGGTGGGAGACAAGGAACAAGGCTATGTTAGTACGCTCCACAAGAGAGCGGAGGCGTGTCATGGTGATGTCCAGCATACGCCTTTCATCTCCATCTAAGCCTGACAGGAGGATGCTGAGGTGATCAAGGAATACAACACGCACCTCAAGCCCGGTGGCAAGGTACTCAATTCGGTTGTATATGACATCAGGATCAAAAGACCCAAACCCATCGAAAAGAAAAAGATTCCAATTAGCAATAGAATCCTGATACGCCTGGGTGAGAGTAGATCGGTCATGTTCTCCTAAGTGCAATGGTTTACCAACAGCAGAGGACATCAGTCCAAGGGCTGTTCGACGGTTAGATTCTTCAAGTGCCACGTAACCGACCCGCTCGCCTTTACGTAGCAAGTCAGTTGCGAGGTGACGACAAAAGCTGCTCTTCCCGATCCCACTTCCTGCAGTAATCGTAACAAGTTCGCCGTATCGTATACCGTGAAGCTTTTGTTGAAGTCCGTCAAAGGGGTACTCATGAGCACAAGGTTGTTCAGGTGTGGTTAAAAGATCAAGAAGAGTCTTTGCATCAACAATACCATCAGGACGGTAAGTCTTTGCATCCCATACAGCTCGACGGATAGCTTCTGAGTCACTAGCTTGCAGAGCATCGGAAGCATCTTTATACTTCTCCATGCGTGCGATCTTCACCTTACCAGGAGGCAGGATCTGAGCACACTCTTCTGCTGCTTTACGACCAGGCTCGTCACTGTCAAAGAATAGGACGATCTCATCATAGCCTTGAAGCAGTGGCATTGCGCGTTGAAGGGCCTTCTTAGCACTCTGTGCTCCGTCAGGTAGAGACACATGAGGCCACGTAGGCATAGCAGCGTAGCCAGACGCAGCGTCTAGCTCACCCTCATAAATAGTCAGACGGGAGCCTTTATCAGGAAATAGGTTCTGACCAAACAACTGGTGATTGACATTCTTGCCCTCCCAGTGAAAGGTCTTATCCAAACTCTTGACCTTGGCACCACATATCTGACCAGAGTTGTCATAGTAGTGGAAACGTAGTACGTCACCATCCTTATGGATGCGGTACTTACGACACACCTCTTCAGACAAGCCACGCTTGGATAAGCGTACTGGTGATCCTTGGATCATATTGGTGTAGGTAGCGATAGGGTTGTCTCCCTCGGCATGTTCATAATAGCCACAGGAGAAGCAGTAAGCATGGCCATCGTCGTACCGAGCGAGAGCATCGCTGCTCCCACAAGACGGACATGGCTCATGATTTTGAAACTCACTGTTGTCATTCATTGGGTTTTAACCAATCAATAGGTATTTCGTAGTAAGGACACCACATGAAACCGTTTTTCTCGGCCCACATAGCATAGGTAGTTTTAGAGTTCTTGCTTATCTTATTGTATGGTGCTTGGAAAACCAAGCGTACATCTAGATCAGGGTTACATTTTTTGACAGCTAACATCTTACGACGATCTGTCGGTTTAAAGAACCCCTTTGTTTCGAGGTAAATATTCCCAACCTTAAAGTCAGGAATATAGTTAGCCTCGATGACATACTTGAACTTGTCAGGCTCATAGCCATATTCAATGTTCATGCTGTCCATTAACTCAGCCACCTGTTCTTCCAGGCGACTACGCATTAGAAGTCCTCGTCTACGGTATCAGGATCAGCCTCAGGGTTAGGCTCAGAGGTCTTGAAACCCTTTGTCTCACCAAACAAGGCAGTAGCCTCCTCGGCGTTCATGTCACCGCTATCGACGACACCAGCGCCAGTGTTAAGACTGACCACCTGAATAGCTTTGAGCTTTAGAGATGTTCCGATGTTACCAGCAGGTAGAGAATAAGGCTTCTGGACAAAGGCCAGCTTAACCTTAGAGCCACTGTATATAGGTAGGCTGGTATCAGTGATGGTTGTTCCCTCAGTGTCAACGACAACAGGGATCAGCTTATCACCTTCTTTCCAACGGAACTTACATTGATACATCCCATCGCTGACTTCTTCCCATGGTTCAGGGTTGATGACAGCTCGCTTAGGATTTTTAGATTTATTACGAGCCCATTCAAGTCCTCCCTCACGCTCATCCTCAAGGGTATCAACGATATCTTTAGGAAGCATAGCAGTAAGGGTGAAGCCATACTCAGAAGGCTTCAGGATGGCTTGGTAGCCTTCCAGGGTGACAGGTTCTTTAGTGACGTGTGTAGGCATTTAGTGATGATGGTGGAATTAACAGAAAAAATAGGTTGATTCTTCAACAACCTCAGGATTTAGTGTACCGACAATAGGTGGTGGCTCGCTTGCATTGATAGCTTCACCAAATTTAGTGAGCCAGCAATCTCGTGTGAAGATCTCCGTGTAGGTTTCTCGCACAAGTCTGTTGAGTGCTCCCATGTCAGTTGCTCGACATAGTACCGAGTCATGGATGACAGTAAATGGTCCATTGAATCTTTGAAATGTTTCATGGAGAATCGAGGCATCAAGTGAATGGATCAGATTAGGAGCAGTGCTGCTCTTGTGACGAGTAGGACATGGAGCCCCCTCACCAACTGACAAAGTGATCTTAGTAGTACCTAAGAGCTGTAGCTCCATACGTTCAGTCTCATGCTTGTTCCTCTTCTGATTGACTACAAACCCTGAAGGTGTAGTCCATTCAATCTCAGATGCACCGTCCTTGATGTACTGACCAACATGTTTCTTGATCCAACGCATAACACGCATAGGACCAGGAACAATAGCATCCATACTTTGATAGACAGCATCCACTACTAGAGAGACCTGTTCCTTTTCAGGATTAAAGCCTTGCTCAACTAATGCTTCCTTGATGTACTTCCATGAAGAAGACTTGGTTGCATTGTAGGGAATCGTCATGACGGTGCGCTTTGTAGTTTTCCTGGTCATCCAAGGATGCATCTCTGATGGGAGATACTTCTTGGCTTCCTCAGCTACTGCTTTGTAAGCATCGCTGGGCTTATCACCAGGACATACATTGACAAGACTAGCAGTTGATTGGTCTTTTGCCAACCCTGCCAGGATCTGAAGTCCTGAACAAGTAGCATCGACAGCAACCATTAGACCAGTGTGTTGTTTGTCACATACTATACAGCAGTGATAATACTCATGACATGCTGACATGAATTGCCATGGTTCTTCGACATCCTCCCATTCAGGAAGGTTGTCTATGGGATCGGTAGCGATCTTTGTGATTAAGTCATGATTGTTCTTAACCCATTCTAGACGGTCAGCCATAGTAGCTTTGTCTAGTCCAAAGGTAGTAGCAACTTGAAAAGCTAACCACCCCTCTGATTCAGGTGTAACAAATGACTCATCAGCAAACCTTATTAAGCTTTTACCAAAGTCTGTATCCTGAGGTGTCAGGTATGCAGGAATAGGATACGCTCTTCCTCTGTAGTCATATGACCAACAGAGAAAATAACATTCATCTTTGAACTTCTCAGCTGCTTCCAACTGAGTTCTTGTTCTTACTGATCTTTTGAAGTTCAGTCGATCAGTATTGTATGACTCTGCCATTGCTCGTTTCCAAGCATGTTTAGCTTCATCATTCTCATCAATGTCAGGTGGTTTAGGTGGCTTGTAAGCTTCACATAGTGGAACGAACTTACCAATCTTAATACCCTTGTCCCTGAAGTGTTCAGCAACCTCTAGTACATGTGATGAGACACAGTATCTAACCATCTGAAGCTTGTTTAAAAACTTCAACGGTGTGTTCCCGTGTTCTACTGTCGGCTTACCGCGACGAGTCAGTTCATGACCCCTCATCAGCTCATTAGTTAAGTAACCTCCCATGCGTTCATTGGTCCAATCATTAGGCTCCACAAGCATAGGCCATGGGATACCAGAAAACATCTCAGCTGTATTGATGAGCTGATCCCTGATCTCCATGAACTTGGGTGTAGGAACCACAAGAGTTGCTGAGCGACGCCTACGTGTCTCTGTGTGCTTCGTAAACCATCCCGTGGTAGCTATGACCCTATCGAGACACCAACCCCCTAATGAGGCCCTTATCTTGACGTGCCACGCTGGCCAGTGAATGTCCTTACGACCAAAGATAACCGTAGCAATGGTCTGTTTCTGTTCAGTACCACATGACTCATGATAATACTTATCTTCGATGTAGCGCATAAGACCAGGATGGGTCTCCTTGTACCACCTGAACTTACACTCAGCCTCAAGAGCAGAGCCAATGGAGGTGACAACGTTGGTGAGTGAATCACTGTCACGCTTCATGCTGAACACCATATCAAAGGTGATCTTAAGAGCAATGGTAGCAATAGCTAACGGCTCAAGTCCTTCAATGTGCTCAGCTACTGGCTTGTAATACTGACCAGCTTGACCTTTTCGCAACTTTCTTAGCTCAGACTCAATGTTTTTAATGACATCAGGTAAGGCTGCTGAAATACTTGCGGTTCCATACACGCTGGCTGATGCGTAGCTCTTCTCGTGAAGTCTCTGCAAGGAAGCGTGTAACTTCTCTTTCCCACAGCTCAAGGCTTCCTCCTCCAGTCTTACCTGTCTCTTGATCTCTGAAGGTGTCGCCATAAGCTAGGAAGAGTGAGTATTGATGATCATCGAGTGATTCTATCTCGGTCTGGGTCATGACTGGTCTATACGTCATAGCATTTGCATTGTTGGTCTGATGGATGTGCCTCGCAGTACTGCTCCATGGTACTGATGTGTAGGTCTGAAATGAAGAACGTGGGTAAATGATTCTCATCACGTCCTACATCAATCTTACCAAGAGAAGCAAGAAAGATTAGTAGTTCATAAGAAACATTTGGGTGAGTCTTGTAAACTTCACCCGTATCATAGTCTACATCAAAGCCTGCGATTTGTAAGAGGTCTGCAAGGTCAGAGGGGTTCAACATTTGGATCGTCAAGCGAGATAGGTACGGTGATAGTGGAATCAGTAAGGATCAATACTTGGTCCTTCTGTTTCATGCATTTGAGTACATGCTTTTTAGCAGCAGAAAGAGAACGATATGCTTTCTCTGTAATCTTACCACTTTTTGCCTCTGATCTGATGATACAGGCAAAGGCTTCAGGTAAATCCCAGAGAGTAGCAGCATCTAGACCGTCTTCTGCTGTGTACTCCGTCAGGTCATCTGTGGCGTCCCACTCCATGACTTCATCAATACGGTTGCCGAAAGGGTCTGGTCTTGGCATTGTGTTACATAAGACGGAATGATTTAGTGCTTGGATTGTACTTGTTTTGTTCAACATGATGAGCAACAAAGCCTAGACATGTCCAGGTAACTAGCAACGCTACAAAAGGAGTGATGATTGAATTAGGAATTGGCTTTGGTTGCTGCTTCATCGTTGAACGTGGAAAGAACAGAATTAAGACGGTGATAGAGCTTGTGATTTAAAGATACACTAGGCTCTAAATTTGGATCATAGCGAAACCATGACTGAGTTGACAGGGCATCTGTAATGATACCCAGTTCTGATTCAGTCAGGTTTACCTGCTTACGTTTCATGCACGACGACTGCGATGATGGTGGATGTGATGGGATCCAGTCGCTCACGCGCTGTCACTGGTCTAGCAGTCCCATGCTGCGAGTAAAGCTTCATGCTTAGTGATATGAAGTGCCATGATCAAACAATGCGTGTGGCTCCGCGTTGATTGTTGCTAGCTGTCCGTCACAACGACCCTATGATCGATGTACGCATGTGGTAGGCGCTCAGACCATGAATCTACCAGCTGATCAGCTTCACCACGGCTTGTGGCTACTTGTAGGACCTTTTCTTGGCCTAGGTCGTCCCATGCTAAGGAGAATACTTCATAGATCATGATTAGAAATACTCAGGGAAGTAGTGAGCGTGAGTCATGATGTACATGGTCTCATTGATGAGTTGTTGTTCATCGTGATACTCACCCGAGCAATCAAGCATAGTATAGATCTCTTCAAACTTGAGATCATAGGCTCGTGCTTGCTCTTCAGACATGCTTATAAACACGATGAGGAAAGGTAGAGAGGATCATTGAAGACTTGGACTTAAAGCCCTTAGCCTTCCACTTGCGGATCTGATTGAACTCAAGCTGATTGACCAAGATGGTGCGTCTGCGCCACACATAGCCCTCACCTGGGAAGCCAGGGACCTGGACTGAAATGGGCTTGGTTGCTTTGCTGATGTTGATCATCGTTCGGAATCAGTGATTTGATTGTCTGCTTGAATCTCTTCAAGCTCCTGTTGCCAATGCTTTTCGTGTAGCTGTTCTAGCCAGATCTCATGTTGTTCGATCTGGCGGTCGATCATTGCATCGAGTTGATTATCAGTCATCTTTAGCCTGCTCTGGATTGTAGGAATTGTCAATGAAGTTGTTGAGAGCAACAACCATCTCTTTTGCGTACGCTAAGTTTTTCTTACTAACGCTGAGCTCTGCAAACAGTGGCTGATGACCACACAATGCCTGCTTGGCTAGGCTGAACATGTTATTGGCATTGATGCCATTCACTGAGATCGTACCCTCATCGCAGGTATGAAAGTTTACAGAGTCATCGCCCAAGTGATAGTAAGCGTGACAACCGCTCATGTAGAACTCGTAGCGAACTGATGGTGTGAGCATGGTAGC